GGTACGACGCTTAAAGATTTAATGCCAGCCAATCTGCGCATTGTAATGATCTGTGATCCAAATCACGCACAAAATAAAGGTAGGTGTAGGCACGCAATTTCAGTGGTAGGCTACCTCAAGGAAAAAACTGATGGAAAAATTGATGAGCGGATGTATTTGCTTGATTCTTGGGCAGAATCCTGTAACTACGAAAAGTTGGTTGCCAAGATATACGAGATGGCCGATTATTGGAAGCTCAATGAATTTTGGCTGGAAACTATTGCTGCTCAGCAGTATCTTAAATTTTATCTTGACTATCGCAATCGCATCGAAAGTCGTAAGTTAACTGTACGGGAGCTTAAGATTGATTATAGCCCCAATGCAAAACACCGGCGTATTGAGGCGTTAAATCCCTGGTTCGCTGAGAATAGATTTTTCACGCAGCGAAAATTCACTGATTTTGCACTTGAGTACAAGGGTTTTCCAAATGGAAAGACTATTGATATTCTTGATACGTTGGCATATGCTCCCCAAGTGTTTGATTGTGTGGGAGTTACGCCGAAGGCTGAGATCAAAGCGTGGGTGCAGCGGCAGCAAACCACAAATCCAATGAGCGATTTGAGTATTGCGGGGTATTAAAATGGGTATTGAAGCCGTTGTTTGTTTGCAGGGCGTCTCATTGTTGGCTCTGCTTGGAATATTTTGGCGTGTCAGTCAGTTTACCACCAGAGCCTCATTTGTATTGGATACACTCTGGGCGGATTATTGTAGCCGTATTGGTATGCTTAATACTATGCCACAGTTTAGTAAAGGCTCAGAAACGATATACAAGGGATAATATGGACTCGCTATTATTTCAATTCTCGACTTGCGACAGCTTAATAGATGAGGCTATTAGGTTGCGTACGGATTCTGATGTATCTCATGTTGATGTTGTGACGTTCAAGGGAAATTTACTTGGTGCTCAGTTGGGAAAACTACCATCACTCAACTACTCAGAGCAGCCTCCAAACTCTAACCTCGCTGGAGTTCAGATACGTCCTCCTACGTATGAAGCTTTTACACGGAAGCTTTTTGTTAAGTTACAGGTTACAAGTAAAGAATATGTGAGCTTCTGGGCTTTTGTGTGCGCTCAGTTGGGCAAACCTTATGATGTAACTGCGATTTGTGGCTTGGCGTTACATCATAATTGGCACGAGACGGAACATTGGTTTTGTTCTGAACTACAGGCTGCTGCACTTGAATCAGCGGGGATTATAACAGTTGGAACTGAAGTAAACTGGGTTGACCCACAGACATTACTCTTACTATTGCAGGAGAAAGCAAATGATAGAACGTCTTGACCATGCAATGAATGTGATTGGTTTGTTTATGGTTGTATTTGGCGGAGTGCTTTCTGTCTGGCAAGCTACTGCGGGTAATACTATTCTTTCAGCAGGTGTTGGAGTTTTAGGCAATAGTGCTGTAAGAGCGGTTGCAAATGGGCTTACGCCCCCAAAAGTATAGCCCCTGTGCAAGGGGATGAAAAGGAGTGGGGAATGAAATTTGATTTGACTACTTTTATGAGCAGCATTAATCTTGGGCTGTCGGCTTTGCAGGCGGCACATAGCGGGATTCAAGAGGTTCAGGCTGGCGATACAGTAAGTGGTGCGTTGCATTTGATTCAGGTTGCTGGTGCTACTGCCGCTGGCGCTACAAATGACCCTGAGATTCAGGCCGAAGCAACCACCGCAACTCAGATTGCTTGTATTGCAGTACCGATTATCTCTGATTTTATTAACCTGTTTAAGAAGAAGGCGGCTGTAAAGGCTGCTACTGTTGCTGTGCCGACTACTGTTACTACGGCTGTTATTGGTGCAACGCCGACTGGTAATAGCGTACCGAACTAAATTTAACCATTGGAGTAATATAATGTCCGCTGCATTTACGCCCGTACTTGTTAAAATGGGGCCGGAAGAAACTCAGAAACGTCTAAAGTATGTCGAGGCTCATCTCGAAAGTCTTTGTACGTCTTTGAAATCGCTTCATACTGATAAGTACGAACGCTGGCGGAAGTTATATGAGGGTAAGCCCAAGGAAGAAAAGAAGTCCTTCCCGTGGCCGGGGGCTAGTAATCTTGTAATTCAGGTAATTGCACAACACGTTGACACGTTACTTGCTGCGATTATTGGCTCGATTTATGAGATTGCTCCCCTTTGGCCTTTAACCCTTGTTGGAGATTATGACGCGGCGGAGAAAGCTGAAGAAGCGCGTAATGCAATGGAGGAGTTCCTTACACTCAAAGGGCTAGAACAAAGCGAGCTTGATGTTTACCGCGTAGAAAACATTGCATTTGGTAACGCAATTAAGTATGGCATGAATGCAATTAAAATCCCATATCTAGTAGATGTGGAAGCGGATGGTATTGGAGTGCGCGATGGTGGTGGAATGGACGTAACTGAGTTTACTCGTTACGCTGGGCCACGTCCTGAGTCGATTCCATTCGATAAATTTTTGATTACTCCCAGTGCGACGAAACTTGAAACTGCTCCGTTTAAGGCACATAAGATTACCCTAAAGCGTTTCGAGCTTGAAGAGCGAATGTATCGTGGGATTTATGACAAGGAAAAGGTTGAATGTATCCTAACCTCACCTGATCGTGGTGGTGCGGATGCCACGGAAACTTCAAAGCAGGCTGATGGTGGGATTGCGTCGAAGAATTATGATGGCGTGAGTGAGGAATGGGATATTTATGAGTGCCATTATCCTTACTGGTATCATGTTGATGGAAAGTATATGAAGTTTCGTATCATTGAAACTTTTCATCGCCGCTCCAAGACTTCACTCCGCGCAATGTTTAATCCTATGCCAAATAATGACGAGCAGTTTGTCATTTGTCGCCTTGGTTATGATGATCGTGGGATGTATGGTTATGGGTGGTGTGAGATGTTGGAACACGCCCAAGAAGAAGTTTCTGCGGAACATAACCGCAGCGCAGATAATAACACGCTTGCGAATGTAAATGCGCTCCGAGTTGATCCGGACTCACTTGCTGACAGCCAGTTCTCTATTTATCCGCTCTGTGTTCTTCCTTTCGCTAAGGATAAGATGGAGATTCTACAACTTGGGCGGCAGAATAACACTGGCGTTGACCGTGAGAATCAGATGTTTAATATCATCAAAGCGCGAACTGGAGTTGATAATGGCATCAGTGGTTCTGGCTCAGGTGTTACAAACCCCAAGCGGGGGGTGTATAGTGCAATGGGAACCTTCGCCGTTATGCAGGCTGGCAATCGGCGTACAAATATTCGCACTACCGATATGCGAGCTGCCCATATTGAGATCGGACGGAAGTGTTTGCAGCAATATGCTCACTTTGGAGTTGGGGACAGCTTAAAGGGATTTGGTAAGGATGCCGCTCATCTTGAACGTGGGCTTAAACTGTATGAGGCTGGTAAACTTACTATCCCCGTTAAATCTGCAACGGCTTCTGTGAATCGTGAGCTTGAGAAACAGAATGATATCATGCTTGTGAACATCGCCAAGCAACACTATCAGGGAATTGCAGGAATTTTGCAGAACCTTGGAATGGTTCCACCAGAACAGAAAGAGTATATGATTGATGTTTGTTTTGCGTCGGATGCCTTGATGCGGAGAATATTCAAGAATTTCGGCCATGATGATGTAAGCAGGCTGCTTCCTATGCCTGCGTTTCTACAGCAAGCAAAGGAGCAATTAAATGGCGGAGCAAAGGGAAACGGGGCCAATAATGGAGCAGGAGGCCCAGTTAATCAAAATAATGGAGCAAACAGACTTTCACCGTTTGATTTACATCAACAGGGAAGCAATCCTAGCGTTCCTGGCAACTCAGGCGGGGAAAGCATACACGGAGTACCTCAACAAACACCGGGAGGGGTTGGCGGAATCATTGGCGAGTAATTGGATTATAAATGGCCAAGATTGTAGCGATCAACTTCGTGGTAGGCTGTATGAAGTGAAAGATATACTTGCAATGCCTAAGTTGATTGAGAATATCCAAACGCGGAAACTTAGGTACGAGAAAGCAATGCGGAATATTCAAGCGGGTACCACAGAATAAAGGAGCTTCAAATGGCATGGCCACCAAAGATTGACGCAAA